CCTTCATTCCCTCTACGCTGTCCGTCTCGACGTCGAAGTCGGTGTAGACCGAAACCTCAGGTTGGCTGCTGTCCTTGAGCCACAGGCAGGTGTAGGCGAGCGCCTGCTCGAGGCAGTCCTTCAGGTTCAGCGCCCAGGCCTGGACCGCGCTGTTGCCCTTCTGGGCCGCAAAAGCCGTGGTGACTACGGTCAGGTTACCGGTCTGTGCGGTGAGCGGTTGGCGCCCGAGCTCGCGAAGCTGCTGTTCGGTCTTGTCGACTTCCTCGGCCAGGAACTTCAGGGACGATGCCGACGGCTCGATAAACTTCCACTCGCCATGCTCTCCACCATCGGTGTTCGGTGGGGCGTAGAGCACCACGGAAGGACCGATCGGCGCCATGATCGGATTGCCCTTCTCATCCAGCGGCGGCGTGATGCCGTTGCCGGTGAGCATCGGGAACGCGGTCAGTTCCTTGGCGCTCTTGAGGTTCGTCTCCTGTTGGAAATGCTCAACCTGTAGATAGGCTGCATCTTTCATGGGCGGCAGAACCTGCCACGAGCCTTCCTTCCGGCGACCGGTCAGAAACGGCACCAAGGCAATGATGCCGATGCTGATCGAACCTGCCTCGGCAATGGCCCACTGGCCGCCCTTGCCGGTTTCTTCCCAAACCTCGTAGCGGGCTGGCGCATAGACGTCGCCAACCTTGTCGCGGATGAGGATACGCACCCGCTCCTTGCTCTTTTCTTCAAAGCCCTCGCGGACTTTCGTCGGCTCGTAGATCACGGCATAGGTGAACTGCTCCTTGCCGGCGATCATCGCGCTCTCGACCCAGAGCATTCGAATGGCCGGGATGCGCACCCAATATGGCCGCGCGCCCATGGCCTTTTCATCTGCGACAGTGACGCCTGCCGGCACTGTTGTATGATCTACGAAAATCCAGTCGACTGCGCTGGCGATACCGTTGAAGAACAGGTCGCCGGCGAAGACATGGACGTGGTTACCGGAACCGTCGATATCTTCAGCCAGATTCTTCACCGCGCCTGATGCCGAGCCCTCGACCAGATCGACCTGCTTGGCGAACGGCTTTGAAGCAAGCCCCTCCACCAGGTCGCGAAAGATGTTGGTGAACTTGGCGTTCTTGCGCCGGTATTCGTAATTATCCGCCGTCTCGTTAGGGAACCTCGGCAGGTATTTCTCCCCAGCCTTGCGCATGGCGTCGGCGCCATCGAGGATCGTCTCGACCATCTGCCAGTACGGCAGCATGGCGTCATAATCGCCGCTGGTCGCGTTGGGCTTATCAGCCATTGATGATCCTGCCATAGGTTCCGAATACCGCCGCCGGCCGCGGCGTCTTCAATGCAAGTTCGTTCAGCGCGTCGGCGAAGGCGTCGACCTGATCGTCATGATGCGCGTTGGGGAACGAGCAGACCTCATCGAGGAAGTGTTCGTTCCACTTGCCTCGGACCAGTTTGACGTTGCCCGCCTCGACCTGGGCGGATGCTGGCCGCGCCCGCGTTGCCTTGTCGCCGGTCACGGCTTCGACCTTGACGGGGTAACCCGCCAGCAGTTTCACCTTGGTTCGGGCGTCGGACTTCCCCGCCGCGCCCGGATCCTGCGGCATCCTGATGATGACGTCCGCGCCGTCCTGGCTGGCCGTGTTCTTCAGGTTCTTCTCGACATCGCCGGGCGACCAGCGATCACGCACCACGTCCTCGACATAGAAGATGCCATCGAGGTGAGCCATGCGGAGCCCGACGGTCCAGTCAGGCTGCTTGCCCTTCTTCGGCGTCGATGCCGCGAAGTCCCAAGCCCTGCAACGCCGAGCACCGGCCGGGACTGCATCGACAATCTCAAAATCGCCGCGCTGGAACATGCCGCCGGATCGTGGCGCCGGCCGCTGCTGGAACTGGCCAGCCACGGCATAGGAGCCCATCGGCACCTTATCGCGATCGACAACGGCGCGAGGAAACCGCTCGGGAAAGAGCAGTTCGCCATCTTCCGTGCGAGGGTCGGCAAATCCGATCCCGGTAACGCATTTCCTTTCCGGCTCGAACTCCATCGGGAGCATCAGGTGCTCGTAGCCGAGCCCGAGCTTGATAATCTGGCCAGATACGTCTTCCTCATGCAAACGCTGCATGATGACGATGATCGCCGAGGTCTTCGGGTCGTTCAGGCGCGTCGGGACCGATTCCCGAAATATTCGCGTCGTGTTGAGACGTTCTGCCTCGCTCTCCGCCGTTTCCGTCGAGTGCGGATCGTCGATGATGACGCGATCACCACGGCCGCCTGTCAGGCTGGCGAACGGCACACCCTCACGGAAGCCCGTCTTCGTATTCGAGAACGACGCTTCACCAGCCCTGACCAGATCAACCTCGGGCCACAGCGACCGATACCAGTCCGACTGGACTAGATCGCGCATGCGCCGGCTGTCGCGCTTGACATATTTCTCCGTGTAGGAGCTTGTCAGATATCGCAGCGAGGTCCGACCTTTCGGTCCCCATTCCCACGCCGGCCACAAGACCGAGGTCAGCAGCGACTTCATGGTGCCTGGCGGCACATTAATCAGGAGGCGATTGATCAGCCCGTCGGTCACAGCCTCGAGATGCTCGGCAATGGCATCGAGGTGCCAGCCATGAATGTAGGTCGAGTTCGGCTCGACGACGTGCCAGGCTTCGCGGACGAAGCCGGACAGCGTCTGACATCGTGCGCGGATGCGCTCCGCATCATGGAGAACGCGAAGGCGCTCAGCTTCAGCCTGCCGCCTCGCCCTCTCCGCCCGCACCTCCGCCAGTGACGGCAAGCGGACCGAGGATCGATTCGAGACGGTCGAGTTCATCATCGCTCAGCTTCGAAAGGTCGTATGTGCCGACGTGTCCTGAATGGCGATGCTCCTGCCGATCCCCGTATTTCTTCGGGTCCATCTTCGACATAAGCCACCGGCGCGTATCGACACGGAGCTTCGCCCGGTTCGTGTCAGCCTTCGAATTATCGGCGATGTCAACGATCTCTTCCGACCAGGCGACGACGCGATCGGCCTGCGCGCGCGCATAGTTCTCCGAGAACTCTTTATGGCGCGCGATCCATAGGAACACCGTCGACATCGCTGGCATTCCGTTGAGCGCACACACCTTCTTCAGCGACTTGCCCGACGCGATTTCTTCGCAGATGCGTGCGGCGATCTCCTGCGTGTAGGTCGAAGGTCTGCCACCTTTCGATTTTGCAGCCACGAAAGAGATATCCCCTGATGTAGTGCTCTATACTGAGATGCCGCGCGCTGCGTGGCCGGTCGGCCTTGTGGCCGCCGGCCGTGTGCTCAGCGGTTCAAGGTCAGTGTTTACGCGCGCGAGGGTCGCGATATGCGTACCACGGGTTTTTCGTCAAAACCGGCGCGGCGGGATTTGTCCGGGTTTTGTCCGGGGAATTTCCGGTGTTTGTCCGGTTCTTTTCCCTTGACAGGTTTTGGTTGCCTAGCCGGATTCGGCCAATTTCTTGCGCCGAACCTCCTCGCGCTGACGACGCCGGGCGTTCTGCTTTTCAGCCCACGTAAACTCGGATCGGGGCACGTTTGCTTCGGCAGGAGACCTTGCATCCATGGTGGCCCAGTTTTCGAGGCCTTCGATCTCGCCCGCATCTTTTGCGATTGTGGTTGAAACATCGCCGAAATCCCGGTCAATCGGCAAGCCCCCGGGCAAGCCGGAAATGTCATTCAAAACGCCGCTACTGCGAATAGAGAGGAATATTTTCTCCAAAGCTCGGTTTTTCCGCTTCAACCCGGTGGTCTGGCTGATGCCCTCGATGTGTTTGCACCAGCGGCGGAAGGCCTTGCCTCCGGCTTTCGAGCGTAGCCAGCCGACCAAGGCGCGGCGCTCTTTTTCATCATCGATGAGCATGATCCAGCCGTGAACGGTTTGGGCGCGGGATATCTCCGCCGGGGACGGATCACGGTCATATTGCTCCCAGAACGCCAGCCGAAACGCCGCATATGGGTCGCCGTCATCACGATCAAGCTGGCATTTCTTGTCGCCGGGCACCTTGCCCCAGCCCGCCATGTCCTGAAAATCATGGGCATAGGCGAACTGCTGAGCGCGAAGTCTGGCCGGCCCGATATGCTCGTGCGTCTCCCGATCGAGCCGCACGGCGTCAATGAGCAGGTCTTTGACCGTCCTGATATTCATTTCCGCCTCAGGTCGTCGAAGAGGTTCAACTGATCGGCGAATGGCCCGAACCGCCGATAGATGCGCTCGTAAATCATACCACCAAGGGCGGCGCGCTGCGAAACATGGCCGCGAAGCTCTTGGCTGACAAACTGGAGGTCGCCGGCCGGCATGGCGTCCCATAGCTCCAACCACTCGCCGGCACGCTCGTCTATAATCGACTGGCACTTCCGCACCATGTCCGAGGCCATCCATAGGCCGATCTCGTCGAGAAGGATCTTGTTGTTGGCGGTTTCCACCAAGGTGGTGAGCACCAGACGAAGGTGATCCTCGCCAAACTTGCGCCAGATGCGGTCGATGGTGGCGACCGCGCGCGTTTCGCCGGGACCCGGATAGCGCTGCTTCGACACGATCCGAATGCTGAACTCGTCGCACATGCGCTGGACGTGTTCG